CGCAGCTACTACCAAAGCTAAACGCAAAGGTACTAAAAAAGGTAAGCAACATGTTAAACAACCCAAAAATATTGCTAAGAAAGTAAGGAAGTACAGATAATGGCTAAGACTGCAGCATGGACCAGGAAAGAAGGCAAGAATCCCAAGGGGGGTTTGAATGCTAAAGGTCGTGCATCTTACAATAAAGGCAAAACTAAGACAGGTAAGAAGCGAAATCTTAAAGCACCTAGCAAAAAGGTAGGTAATCCGAGACGAGCTTCCTTCTGTGCTAGAATGACAGGGATGAAAAAGAAATTAACCTCTGCAAAAACTGCAAGAGATCCCAACTCAAGGATTAATAAATCCCTTCGAGCTTGGAATTGCTAATTAACTAAGGAAATATTATGTCAAGTTTATATCAAACAACAGATGGAGCTACTGTAAGGTTGGAAAACAACGTAGTAGTAGGACCAGAATCTAAATTCCATGGTAAGGAAGTAAAAACAAACCAAGATATTATGGAAGTCTTTGGTATTAATGTAATGAAACAGCCAAAAACTTCAGGCAATACAGAAGATACTATGATTATGCCAGATGGAACTGTAGTTCCTAGAAAACTACCACAACAAATGCGACAACAACCTGCAGCATCAGGTGGTACTCGTGATACACAGATAAGACCAGACGGTTCATTGTATAGTTTCCCACAATTAAAACCTACTATGCCTATGAATAGACCTAACATGGGGCAGATTAGTGGAATGAATACAATGCGCAGAGCAGTAGAAGGAAATATGTCAGGTGCTGGTGCTATGAGGCAACAAAAAACTAAACCTATTAACTTAAGACAGATGTTATTAGCTAACTTTACAGGACTAATATAATGGCACACGGTGGTAAAAGAACTGGAGCAGGTAGACCTAAAGGTGTTAAGATTGGTACAAAGCGTGAACGCTTAGAAGCTAATTTAGGCAAGGGTCAAACTACTCCTTTAAAATATATGCTTAATCTCTTGAACAATCCGCAAGTATCTGTAGAAAAGAAGATGTGGGCTGCTAAAGAAGCTGCACCATTTGTACATTCTAAGCTATCATCTGTTAATCAGACTGTATCTGGGGATGACGATAAACCAATTACCGTTCAAATAGGATGGCGTAAGAAAAAGGATTAATGGAAGTAGTCATACCGTATGAACCTCGACCTTTACAGGAAAAGATTCATAACGAATTAAAAAGATTTAATGTCATCTGCTGTCACAGGCGGTTTGGCAAGACGGTATTCGCAATCAATCATTTAATTATGACTGCATGTGAGATACCAAATGCAAGATTGGCGTATATCGCACCAACTTATCGACAGGGTAAAGCAGTCGCTTACGACTATTTAAAAGAATATACAGACCCGTTAATGAAACTTGGTGGTAAACGCCACGAAACCGAACTGAAGGTTGATCTATGGAATGGATCACGTATACAAATCTTCGGCTCGGACAATCCAGATGCACTTAGAGGTTTAGGCTTTGATGGTGTATGCATGGATGAGTTTGCTCTAATGTCACCTAGAGTGTGGACTGAGGTTGTTAGACCTGCAGTATCAGACAAGCTAGGCTATGTTATCTTTATTGGTACACCCATGGGACATAATCAGTTCTGGGATGTATATGATCTAGCTATACGTAGAGGTGGAGATTGGTATGGACAATTATATCGAGCATCTGAAACAGAAATTATTGGAGCTGATGAATTAGAAGAAGCTAGGCTTACAATGCCAAGCGATCAATACGAACAGGAATTTGAATGTAGCTTTCAAGCTGCAGTCTCAGGAGCCTATTACGGAAAACAAATTCAGAAAGCAGAAAAAGAAAATAGAATTACTGATGTTGAATATGATGCTACTGTTGATGTAGAAACTTGGTGGGATTTAGGTATAGGTGATTCAACTTCAATTTGGTTTGCACAAAGAAGTGGAAATGAGATTAGATTAATAGATTATTATGAATCATCAGGTGAATCTTTATCACACTATGCAAATGTATTAGAAGAAAAAGGTTACAGATATGGTAGACATGTTGGACCACACGATATTACTACAAGAGAATTAGGCACAGGTAAATCTAGATTAGAAGTTGCTTATGAATTAGGCTTAGATTTTGAGGTGTGTCCTCGATTAGCAGTTGATCATGGTATTGAAGCTGTAAGAAATAACTTAGATAACTGTTGGTTTGATAAAAATAAATGTAAATATGGTATTGATTGTTTGCGACAATACCGTAAACAGTTTGATGATAGAATGCAGACATTTAAAAATAAACCCCTACATGACTGGGCTTCACACGCAGCAGATAGTTTTAGATATGGTTGTTCCGTTGACGGACCAACTAGAACTGACTGGGCTAAGCCTATGAATATAGACACTAGATATATAGTTTAAGGAACAATATGGCAAAAGGTAAACCACTAGACGATTATAACATATCAGGTATTCTTGGTGATCACATTAAGAATAGTTATGGTTTTTATGAATCAGAGTTAACAGACTCAAGACGCAAAGCTAATGAATATTACTTTGGTGAAGGGTTTGGTAATGAAGTAGAAGGCAGATCACAAGTAGTATCTACTGATGTTGCTGATACTATTGAGTCTATATTACCACCACTACTAAGAATATTTACTGCATCAGAAAACATTGTTAAAGTAGAACCTGTTGGAGAAGAAGATGTTAAGATTGCAGAACAAGCAACTGATTATTTAAATCATATTTTTAATAAAGACAACGATGGTTTTACTGCATTATACACAATGTTTAAAGATGCATTGCTACAAAAGAACGGTATCTGCAAAGTATACTGGGATGATTCAGAAAAAGTAGATAGAGAAACTTATCAGAAATTATCTGATGATGAGTTTACTATGTTGATTGATGAAGATGGTGTTGAAGTATTAGAACATACTGAGTACAAAGATGAAACATTTGAGAAAGAAAAGAAGAAAGCTAAAGATGAATTAGAATTAAATCCAGATGCTTTACAAGCTGAGATTGCAAAAGAACAATTAGATAGTATACCTACACCAAACTTACATGATGTAGTTATTTCTAGAACACAAACATTCGGTAGAGTTAAAATAGAACCAATACCACCTGAAGAATTTCTTATTGAAAGACAAGCTAAGTCTTTGAAAGATGCTAAGTTTATATGTCATAAAGTTCCAACTACTCGTAGTGAATTAATTGAAATGGGATTTGATTATGATAGAGTTTACAATCTACCTATTGAAAATAAAGAGCAATACAATTCAGAAAGATCTGTAAGATATAGAAATATAGATGATGACTATGATAGAACTGTTGGTGATACATCTACAGAAGAAGTTATAGTTTATGAATCATATATTAAAATAGATATGGATGGTACTGGTGTTGCAGAATTAAGAAAAATTACTAGTGCAGGTGATGGTGGTTATACTATCCTTGATAATGTTGCTGTAGATTCACATCCATTCTGTTCTATTACACCTATTATAGTACCACACAGATTCTATGGTAGATCAGTATCAGAACTAGTAGAAGATATACAGTTAATTAAATCTACTGTTATGCGACAAGTACTAGATAATATGTACTTAACAAACAACAATAGAGTTGCAGTTATGGATGGTCAGGTTAATCTTGATGATCTATTAACTAATCGACCAGGAGGAATTGTAAGAACTAAAGGCGCTCCTAGTCAGGTTATGATGCCATTACAAAATCAAACATTAACTGACCAAGCCTTTCCATTGTTATCATATCTAGATACTATTAAAGAAGAACGTAGTGGTATTACTAAGTATAACCAAGGTATGGACACTGATACACTTAATAAAACTGCATCAGGTATAAATACTATTCTATCACAATCACAAATGCGATTAGAGTTAATTGCTAGAGTATTTGCTGAGACAGGTGTTAAAGATATATTTAAAAAGATATTTGAATTAGTTGTTAAGTACCAAGACAAAGAACGTATTATTAAAGTTAATAGTAGTTTTGTACCAATGAATCCTATGGAGTGGAGAGATAGATGCAATGTTACTATTCATGTTGGACTAGGTACTGGATCAAGAGATCAACAACTACAAATATTAAATGCTATACTTGGTAGACAGCTAGAAGCTATTAAACTTCAAGGATCTGCACAAGGACCAGTAGTTAATCTTAATAACATATACAATACATTAGCTCGTATCATTGAGAACGCAGGACTAAAAGATGTTGGATCATACTTTACTAATCCTGAAGTTGGTATGCAACAAATGAAACCGCAACCTAAAGAACCATCTGAGTTTGAGAAAGTATCACAGATACAAACTCAACAAAAAGCTGCAGAAGCACAGATGAATTATGAAAATAGAATGCGTGAAATGGAACTTAAGTATCAGAAAATGATATTGGAGTTTGAAGCTAAAGCAAAAGAACTTGAACTTAAATACAACGCTGATATAGATGAGAAAGCAATAAGACGTGAAGCATTAGAAATGAAAGGTATTACAGATACCAATAAACAAATGCTTGACGCAGCTACTAAAAATTTGTTAGAACCAGAAGAACAACAAACACAGGT